TGTTGTCCATCCCTGGATACTTTGCAGCACCTACGGCGTTTAAATTGCCAACTATTCCTTGAACAATGTTTTTTAAATTGCTCATTGTAGGAATTACGCTATCGGCAGCTTTTTTTAAATTAGCAGCAAAATTACCAACATCGCCGCCAACCCTACCTATATCTTTTGGGTCTGCCATAGTCACCTCCTAGTGCGCTGTGCTCTTTCTAACCAATTTTTTCTTTCTCTAGCCGATAGTGAGCGTATATCAGCCAAAGTCCAACCAGTGTAAGTTCTTGTTAGAACTTCGTATTCGTCAAGAAGGTACTCGTAATCTTGTTTGCTATATGCGAAACAAATCAAGAAGGCCAAGTGGAAGTTCAATAGATTCTCCACAAGCCTCGCAGTCCTTCTTCACCTCCCCGAGGCGTGGGCCAGAGTTGCGTTCTAAGATACTGTCAATAATAGTTTGACGGTCAGCCATGCCTAATGACAATACAGTAGAAGCTCCAGCAGAAGGTTTTCCATCAATTGATAACAAGCAGCTGCTAAGAATAAGAGTATTCAGCTCAGCTGATGTCTTATCGTTATTTTCCATAATTTTTCTTTGAGTTAATCCATTAGGAAGTGTTACTTTTGCAACACCTTTCTTTGTGGTTATTTCCCAAACCCTATCTTTAATAGGGTCTTTTAGTTTTTTAACTGGAACATCGTTTAGTAGATGAACGGATGTATCTTGTTCAACAAGGCAGCTAGAGCACTTAACTCTTAACTTAATTTCATCGCCAAAAGTAACGCGTCTAATTCCAATCAAGATGGCATCCCTATCTCCTGATAGTAATGAATCTAAATCATCTTTTGTCACATCTCTACCGCCTAGCTTTACTAAACCGCGTTGAAGCAACACATTTAAAGCTTTACCTGTTGAACCTGCTTTTTGTATAGCTTCTTCATCAGCCCCAGTAAGTTCTTGAACATCTGCTGTTGTTAATAAATTGCCGTTTTGTTCAATAAAACCGCCTGGTAGTTCTATTCCTGACTCTGAAGGGGCCCGAGTCTCAATTACCTTCTCGGGCTCCTCCATCATCTTTTGTGCAAACTGGTTTACAAGTTCTGCATCGGTTATTACTTCTGGCACGATTTATGCTCCTATTGTTAGTTAATTAAGCTTGGTTAGATATTGCTGGAGTACGGGTTCCAGCTGCGTCTGTAAAGTATACAGATAGTCCTTCGTGTACTAACTGCATGGTTTCAAACAATATAGCTCCGTTGGTTGCATCCAAACCTGTGTAGTTTAGACCAGTAATCCATGCGTTATGGATTTCAAACGCCATTTTTGTAGTAGCGCCTGTTACTGTTGCATTTGGGTGGTCTTGTACGTAAATTTTTACATTTACGCGGAATCCCTTACCCGCACCGACTCCAATACCTTCACCAGCGGATGCTGCAAACAATCCGCGCATCCAGGTGATAGCTTGGTCGTTTCCTGACAAAACACCGCGGCTAAAGGTTACTGGAGTGAAAGTTGTCATTCCAGGAATCTGGTGCACTGTGGTGTTGTATCCGCCCTCACGGTATTGAATAGCCTGTGTTGCAATTGATAGGCCATCAATACTTGTGAAACCGCCTACCCAGCCAGAAGTAAGGGAGGTGCTAAAAACACCGTCACTTGCTGCTGTGAACTCTGCATAGAACCGAAACGAGCGTAGCGGGTCTGTAGCAAGAGATGAGTTAAAGCGCTTGATAATTGTGTTATCTGTTGCCATTTATTTTAGCTCCTTACGCTACCGTAACGGTGGTTCCACCGTCATATTGGCCAATTTTGATGACAACGAATTCAGCTGGACGTTGTAGAGCAACGCCAACTTCAATACGAACTTCGCCATTATCAATACTTGATTGTGGGTTGTTATCAGCATCGCACTTTACAAAGTACGCAACTTGTGGTGTTCCTCCACGGAGTCCACCTTGTGACCAGAAACTTGTTAGGAATGAGCTAACAGTTGCTGTGATTTGACGCCATAGACGTTCGTCATTTGGCTCAAAGATTGCAAAGCGGGTTAGGTCTGATAGAGATTTTTCTAAGTAAATAAGAGAACGACGTACTGGTATGTATCTATCAACATAACCTGGCTTTAGAGTACGAGAACCCATAACTACAATTCCAGAACCTGAAATGTAACGGATTGCGTTAACTGGGGCTGAGGCTGTGTTTAGTGAGTCTAGTTCAGCGTTTGTAAGTGGTGTTACTGAAACCGCACCAGCAATACGTGTCTGTAGACCAGCAGGTGCTTTGAATACTCCGCGAGAAGCGTCAGTTGCGGCGTACAAACCTACAATTGCTCCACCAGCTCCAACAGTTTTAGTAGCACTTGCTGGTGCTCCTACTCCTGCTGTTGGGTCAGCGATTGTAATTTGTGGGTAGTAAACAGCTGCATATGAAGAAGCTGTATACGAAGCAGCTAATGAGAGCTGATTAGATACTGTGTCGTTTTCTCCGTCAATAACAACAAATACATCGTTTAGACGTGTTGCTCCAGTAGCGTACGAAATAACTCCGTTGATTGTTGTTGCGTCGTATACTCCAGGCACATTGAGTACTAAAGATTGACGAACTGTGTTATAACCACTTAGCGCACTAATAATATTAGTGCTTGTAGGAGCACTTCCATTAGCACCAGATGCAAGGCTGGTATTAGCCTGAACCGCTGGATTGTCAGTAACTCCAGTAGCAGAATCTCCAGCGTCTGTTACTGAAATAAAGTTTGAATTTCCATTAATAACGCTAAGTGCATAACGTGAGTCTGAAACAGCCATAGAGATGTCTGTCCAGCGTTCTACAATGTAAGCGTCTGATGAACCGCCGTAGTAAACAATAAGGTTAAAATAACCTGTAATTGTTGAGTCGGTAATCGTAATATTGATGCCGTTACCCCACGCACCCTCATTAAGGGCGCTCACTACTAATGTGTTTACTGGGGTTACTGGTGTGCGGTCAACAAGAGTGCGTGTTGCTTTAGCAGCAGATGTTCCTACTACACGAGTTACGTAAGCTTGGCTTCCGCCGTTAGCAAAGTATAGGTAAACAGCAATAGGTAGGTTATTGCTTGCGTTTGTATTCCAAGAACCAAATAGATTTACATATTGGCTCCAAGAAGTTACTAGAGTTGGTGTTGTAGGTCCGCGGTCATTAGCGCCAACAAATGCGGCTACTGATTCTGCGGCAGGTCCTACCACTGATTGAATTGGGTTTAACGTCTCCTGAACGTATACCCCAGGGCGAGCAAATGCCATTTAATAATCTCCTTAGTTAGACGAAATAACGATTGGTGGAAGAGGTGTTAGTACAGTTGGGATATGCGAAGTAGTAGTGTTTATCTTTACAGTTTGAATTTGCTTTGTAGCAGCGAGAGCTTGTGTAGGGGTCATCTCGCTAATTACGCGAATTGATAAAGCGTTACGCAAAAGGCGACGATTACCAGTTTCACTGGTAACTGTGTCTCTTTTAACGAACCCATCAAGGAACATAGAACGGTTAGAGGATTGTGTCCCTAACTCGTTTGGCACCGTTAGGTAGCCATACTTTGATGGAAACTTGTTTAGTAGTTGAAACATAAGTGAACGGTCATGTCTTGGGTGACGTGCAAAGGTGCTTATTTGATACATTAAGTCGTACGCTACTGGAACTGTGTAATCATACATATATCCTTCAACCGCCGTTTGAGTACCACGGTAGTCAGAGTCTACAAGGTATCCATAAGTCTGACGGTATTCAGCAGGCATAACATCAATTAAATCAATAGTAATATATGGAAAGTCTTGTGTACGAATTTCAACGTCAGGAAATCCAAACCACACCTTTACAGGGCGGGATTGGTTTTTATCGTCTTTAACGGTAAGGCCAGCAAGAAGAGTTTTAAGAGCTAAATCTTCAGCAATGATAAATGGATTACCCATTACTCAACCCCCATTAGCATATTGTTTGCCATTAAAGCACCTACGTTTGAATCTATGTAGGTATCTAGGCGGGCAGCAAAAGGACGTAGAACAGCATTTGGAAGGTCGTTTAAATCCCCATATTCCAAGTAATCAATTTCTGACATTAATTGGACAGGGTAAGAAATAATAAGGTTGTTATTTTCAGAAATGACTGAAAGTGCATTTGTAAGGTGTTCAGGCCAGTTAGAATTACGGGCTGTATCTCTAAGTTCAGCTGTCAAACTCCGAAGAAGGTTCTGAGTTTCAGATTCAGTAAGGTATGGGAGTTTATCGTTTTTTGACACGCTTAACAGCTTTCCCAGCTAAGTACGCCACGCCCAATTTTAAAAAGATATCTTTGTCTTCATGCGGCAGATTATCCGCAATTGCCTGCGCAAACTCTATATCAGAGGCGCGGTCAATGTTTTTATCCATAGACAAATCTCCTTAGGGGAGGCAAGATACTTCGCAAGGGTATAGCTATGTTATCGCACGATAACAATATAAGGATAAATGAAAAAGCCCCACAAAGTGGGGCTTAGTCTTACTTCTTTTTAATACGTTTTGCCAGGGCTTTGTCCATCTTGGCGTCTGCCTTAGCTGATGGCTTCTTTGCATCCATCTTCTTATCAGCTTTTTCAAATGCTGACTTTTGCTTAGGGCTCATGCCCTTCATTACCTTGGCATCTTGCTTCTTATCAGCAGATTTAGAAGGTCCTTTGCCATATCCAGGCTGACCCTTTTTCTTACCACATCCGCAACTAACGCACATGTTACATTCCCTTCTTACGGTTCATTGACATGGGCTTTGATTTACCTTTTTTAAGCGCCTTAAAATCTGCTCCTGTAATTTTGTTTGTAGGAGAAGCAGCTCCAGCAATCTTCTTTTGCTTTGGTGATAGTTCTTTAGCCATTACTTAGCCTTCTTTGTACGAGCAGCTTTGCAAGTTGCACAGGTGCACTTGCAGCCCTTTGCTGGCTTTCCTGGCTTACATCCACATCCACATGCTTTACACATTACTTACCCGCTTTCTTGCCTTTTACGGCTAGCTTTGTCATTTTCTTTTGTCCGTACTTTTTACGGCCCACGGCTGCCGCTACTGCTGCTGGGTCTGTTGCTCCACCTTTGGCCGCTGCTTTTTCAACAGCTTTAAAGCGAGCACCGCTACCTAGTTTTGCTTTTGCCATTTTTCTTCCCTACTTTCTTTGGAAGCTTCTTACCTTTAGGAGTTTCTTCCTGCCACTGCTTTGCCATCTCTGGATGAGTAGCATACATCCAACCTTTTTGCGCTTGTGATTTAAAAGGCATTTAATTAGCGTACTGTAGAAATTGAGGGTCATTTACAAGCTCTTCTGGCATTACTTGTATACAGTCTAGAGCAAGAAGAGTAAAGCCTTCAGCAACAACACCCTTTTGTTGTGATTGAAATGGGCGCCAAACTTCGCCTTTCCATATAATTCTGTGACGACCAGTGTCATCTGGATTATTCATAATGCCTGGTACTAATTTTTCCATATCAACCGCGTTAACAGTGAGGTGTAATAAGTCGGAGTTGTAGAAACCTTGTTGGCTAGTCTTTGCTTGACCTTGCTCAATAATAGCGCGGACAATAGGAACTGTATAAGGTCCAAGCCATTTCTTACCGCCAGTAAATGAAGGCAGAGAGTCGCCCGTATCATAGATAGGGTCAACTTGAGTTGTAATAGAATCAAAGAGCCACCACTGCGCCAAAGTACCTACAGGATTACGAAGGTCCATAGTTATAGCGTTGCCAATAGCTTGCGTTTCAAAATCTGTGGAGAATCGTCCACCAGGGCTACAGGCGCGTGTCATAAGTTTATTCTCCCTTATAGGGGCGGTAAATAAAGGGCAAAATTAAGAATTGCTATCCCACCACATTTTGTAATACGACTCATCAAAATTAAAGCGCTTCATATGCTGGGCTATAGCCCCAGTGTGGGCATATACAGGTACTCCAGCTTCTTTGAGCTTACGAAAGAACACAACGTCTTCACTTACGTATTTAAGACCAAGACCCTCTTGTTCAGCAAACATAGACTGGTCAGGGTATTTATCGCGCAAAATTGGCACTATAGATTTGTGCATTAATACCAACCCCATACCAGCGCAGTCAATCTTAATAACTTCATTATTTGGAAGTGGATGGATATGTTGGATAGTAAACTCGTCTACATCATTAAATATCTGTGGCATGGGCGCTGATAGCTCACCCTCAGCAGCTTTAGAGATAAAATAAATACCAGATATAACGGGGCGAATAACTTTATTCTTGGCCTCCCACAATTTTTTAAGAATATCTAAAGTAAGAACAACATCGCTATCTACCCAGAGTAGCCAATCACTATTTAGGTT